TTTATGTAATTTAAAAATTTATTTTTTTTTGTTTTATTTATAAATATTAAATTATCTTTTAATTTAGTATTATCATATACAATGCTTTTTATTAAATCTATTTTATCATCATTTTGAAATGTTCTCCTTAATAATATTACTACATTTGGATTATTTATTACTATTTTATTTAATATTTTTAAATAATCTTTATCTATTTTTCGCGGCATTTGTAAACAAGACAATATTGGTCTATCTAAAGGCAGATTCAATGCGTTTTTATCAAATAAAATTTCACATTCTGGTTTTAAATAATATGTGCATAAACTATTTAGAGCAAGTAATTTCTCACTATAATGTTCTTGTGCTTTATTCAAATCATCTAATTCATAATATTTACTCGATATATAATAATCTATTGTATTAATACCACTAGTTACAGAATGACCCCATGTATTTATTTGAATGGGTGCTAATCTCATACTTGCGATAATATTACTTCTTATATCCATCCCGATATCAGTAAATACTATGATATCTAAATTTATATAACCTATATTACAATATAATTTGACATTTATTTCATTTGTAAGTTCATGTATATGATCTACACTATTATATAAATTATTTATATCTTCTTTAAATTTTTCACTTGATTTTTCATTATGTTTTTTACATGGGATAATTAAATGTTTTTCAAATATTGTTGAATCTAATCTTTTTATAATTTCACTTCTATCATGAAATACACTGGATTTACATGGTGTTAGGTAATTATTTAATAAATTTAATCCAATAAATCCTATCTTAATTCTTTTATTATTATTATTATTATTTATATTTTTATTCTTATTTTTATTCTTATTCTTATTTTTATTTTTATTTTTATTCTTATTTTTATTTTTATTCTTATTTTTATTTTTATTCTTATTCTTATTTTTAATATGATTATAACTTAATTCTGGAAATAATTTTCTTAAAAATAAGGAATATTTTGTTAATATTTCTTTATTATTTCGATTTACATATGATAATAAATATAAATAAGGGACAGAAAATATAATATTAACATAATTATATAAATTTGTTAAAATATTAGAATCTATATTATTAAAATAATTTAAAATTTTTTGAAAATCTATTTCTAATAAATAATTAAAATTATAATAAAACTTAATAATATTAATAAAATCACACATATATTTATTAACATTTGTTAAGCATTTATTATATTCACTTATACTTGTATTATTATTTGTTATAATATGTCGCATTAATATATTTTTATAATAAAATAATATTAAAATAATATTTAAATAATATTTTAATAACATCAAAAAAACTTTAAAAACTTAAAAAATCAGATACTTTATTAATTTTAATTGGAGTAAGCAAGACCACCCATACCTGACATGATTCTAAGGACATTGTAGTTGACAGCGTAGATATTTGCAACGGTTGGACCGGTTCCACCTGTGAATATTAATTTTGCATTATCGATGCGAGAAAAGTTACAAGTTCCCGAAGGTTGGTGTTCCTCTGGTTTAAGGGCAAATGAGTAACAATTTATAAGTCCCGCAAATTGGGATGTTCGTGCCCTCAGTAATCCAAAAGTAGCAGCTGAATGTGGTACTAAGCGATAATGTATAATCCATGAGAAACTCCCGCCAGCTGTGACCGCCCCGCTGCAGATAAGTGTCAGGTAGATCGTACGGGAGTCATCGTTGGTGGCCTGGACAGAATCTGGCGCAGTGGTGCCATCCTGGGCTTGCTGAATCAGAGTCGTTCTTGTAATATTGCCTGGCGCGACAGTTGTTCCATTATCTAATATTTCATCAAGTTGTTCAACGACAAGTTGTTCTCCTGTACCACCAGAATCGGTCCCTACTCTATAACCTATATCACCCAGGGTAATTGTAGGAGCAGTCACACATACAATTTCAAGAGCTGTTATTTCTGTATGTGCTGGTTGGTGGAATTCTGTAACCGTTGTGGCAGGATCATCTACTAGCTTGTTCGCCCCGGACATGGATACCTTATCATGTAGTTCTGCCGCCGCCTCTAGTGGTAAATTACATTGTGGTACTGCGGTATGATAATCATACGGTTGACGTAATATGAAATATTCTTGTACTTGTTCCGAAAAACGATCATGACCATTTAACTGTAATTTGGTTTTATTATCATATGTTTGAGTAATAGCTGTTTCAGTCCATATTAATTCTTTAACCGGATGATTAAAGTTTAATTTATGGGATGCTGCTGAAGAACCGGACTGGATTTGAAGTTGTTCAATTAAATATTCATGAGATACCTGTGCAAAACGACGTCTTTCATCAGTATCAAGATATATATAGTCGCAGAAAACAGAACAATCAGTATCTACAGTTGGATTGCCCCAAGTAAATTTAAGTTTAACTTCGTGATACTGTAAAGCAATTAATGGTAGGGCTAGACCAGGATTACGACAGAACCAAAATTGAAGAGGGATTTGACAATAATTAACTCCTGTATTTGAAGGCACATTGTCACTATCACCCCACCTTCCTGCTCCTCCTGTCATAGCGAGTAGTCCTGCGGATTTACTTGCAGGTGTGCTTAATTCATTCCATACTTTCATCCATTCTGATGTTTGTTTATCAATCCGTTGACCACCAATTTCTAATTCAACTTGTGAAACAATATCGTTACCATCTGTATGATTTCCTGCTCCTGAAGAAACAGCGCGTACATATATTTTATGAACTAAATCACCATTGCGAGAAACTGTTACAGTACCGGGGCTAGTTCCTGAGGCCGTGGCTTGTGCAGATCCGTTAATGGTCTGCTCAATAGTCTCCATAGAGAAATTTGTGTGTCTCCGGTAAACCACCTTGAAAAAGGTGATCTGCGGGTTACCTGTAAGGTAGATATCTTGAGCGCCGTAAGCTACGAGTTGCATTAATCCTCCTCCCATTTATATTATTTATAATATTAAGCATATAAAATAATTTCAGAGAAAAACTAAAAAAAAACGATAATATTTGATAAATCAGTCAAAAAACTGAATAAATAAATAATAATTATAAATATTTAATATTTTATATAAAAAAATCATTTAAATTATTAAAGAATCATTTAAATTTAATTTTAATTTTTTTTAATTTTATTTTTAGGTTTAATTTATATTTTAATTTATTTAATTTTAGTTTTTTTATTTAATTTTATTTAATTTTAATTTTCGTTAAAGTTTAAAAAAAAAAAATATATACAATACTTATAAATAATAAAAAATGTCGGACAATCAGGAAAAATTACAAGTTGAAGTTGTTGAAGAATCACCAGCACCTAAGGTTGAGGCACCCGTTGAGGAAGCACCTGCTCCCGTAGAGGAAGCACCTGCTCCCGTAGAGGAAGCACCTGCTCCCGTAGAGGAAGCACCTGCTCCCGTAGAGGAAGCACCTGTTCCCGTAGAGGAAGCACCTGTTCCCGTAGAGGAAGCACCTGCTCCCGTAGAGGAAGCACCTGCTCCCGTAGAGGAAGCACCTGCTCCCGTTAAGGAGGCGGCAGCGCCAGAAGCCGCTGAAGTTGTAAAAAATGTTAAGGAAATTTTATCATCAACAGAAGGTAAATCTGGTGGTGATTTAGAAAATAGAGTTAAGGTTTTAGAAGAAAGACTTGAAAAACTTATTAGTAAGTTACATCCTAGTATTTCTAAATTTTTTTTATAAAAAATATTATTTTTATATAATTTTATTATTATTACATTTTTATTTTAAATATATTTTATAATTATTTATAATATTATTTAGTTAGAGTATGCTAAGCCGCCCATACCGGACATGATACGGAGGACATTGTAGTTGACAGCATATATTTGCATATCAGTTGTGAGAGTATCGGCTTTAAGTTGGGCATTGTCTATGCGTGAGAAATTGCAAGTACCCGATGGTTGGTGTTCTTCGGGTTTAAGAGCAAATGAATATACAGCAATCTCATCAACTGACGCTAGACCACTACCCGCAGCGGAGCCAGGTGTCCCCTTTACGGGGGTTCCCGTGTGGTGCTGCCATACTTGTGTTTGACAGAAATATTTAACAGGTCTCTCAGAAAATCTATCATGACCATTTAGTACTAATTTATAACTAGTGCCAGAGAGTGCGGAGCGCTTACCATCACCAATTGCGGTAGCTCCTGTCCATATTAATTCTTTAACTGGGTGATTGAAATTTAAATCAACAGTTACATCACTAGATTGTATATTTTGTAATTGTTCAATTAGGTATTCGTGTGATACTTGGGCAAAACGTCTGCGTTCATCAGTATCAAGGTAAATATAGTCGGCCCATAATTCTTCTGAACTTGGTGTTAGACCTGCTGCGGTTGATTGCCATGTAACAACTACTTTAACTTCGTGATATTGAAGAGCGATTAGTGGAAGAGATAGACCTGGATTACGATTGAACCAGAATTGAAGAGGCACAGTGCATACATTTGATGCATCTCCAATATGACCACCAGCACATGCCAAATTTTGGAATTTAGTTCCTGAACCAGCTATAGCATTATCTCCTACTTGAGCAGCACTATTTGGTTCCGTAAGTTCCGCCCATGTTTCCATCCAATGACCATATTGTTTATCAATTTGTTGACCACCAATTTCAAGCACAACATTATCAATCGCGTGATGTCCAGGATTAATATCATGATCCGTGGCGCCGCATGTAAATTCTAGGTACATTTTGTGAACTAAATCACCATTACGTGAAATAGTTGCTGTTTGACGGCCCCCCGCCCCAACTTTTCCATTAAATGTTTGCTGGATCGCCTCCATCGAGAAATTTGTGTGTCTCCGATAGACCACCTTGAAAAAAGTGATCTGCGGGTTACCTGTAAGGTAGATATCTTGAGCGCCGTAAGCTACGAGTTGCATTAATCCTCCTCCCATTGTTTATATTTTTATAATATTAAGCATAGAAAAAAAATCCAGAGAAAAACTCAATAAATAAACGAAAAATGGAAAAACCAGTCAAAAATTATTAATTTATAAATAATAATCCGGAATTTTTATAAAAAAACACGAATTTTATTAAAAAACATTAATTTTATTAAAAAAACATTAATTTTATTTAAAAAAATAAGATTTTATATAAAAAATAAGATTTTATATAAAAATCAAAGATTTATTTAAAAAACAAAAACTAAAAAAAATCAATAACTTGAAATCGTCGACATTATAATATTCTTAACCTCTTTTTCTTTTTGTGCAACTATTATTTCAATACTCTTTAAATATGTATCTATTAATTCTCTACGTTGTGATTCATCCTTAATATTCTTATTCTCTTTAATATTTGTCAAATGATTAAATGTTGAACTTATTATTGTTAATTCATTATCAGTCCACAAGTTTCTAAATATTTCTATAAAATTAATGTGTTCATTCTTAATAGTTGATTTGTTTAAGTTTTCGCAGACAGATTCATGATCTGTTTTATCCGATTCATCTTCAAATCTCACATTATACTTATTACTAATTGTTTCTTTAATATTTTTCTCATTTTTTTCTAATTTCTTAAGTTTTTCAATTTTATTCGTTTTTTCATTAACAGATAACTTTTTATTTTTAATTAATATATCGTTTGTATTATTTTCCGTATCTTCAATTGTTGAATGATATACACTATGTCCTGCTCTGGAAACATTCTTTTCAAAATCGTCCATATCACATTCTAAATTTTTTAAATATGCAATATCTTGTTTTGTAAATATATCAGTAGATTCGTCTACTTTATTCAAAACATCTTCAATAGTTCTTATATAATGATTCAATGTGTGATGAATAATAGAATTATATTCATATACTAATTTTAGTTTTAATATACCGTCGCGAGCTAATATTAAAAAACTTTTATAGAATACATTTGAAGGATAATACCATCTTAATGCAGTGATAATAGGATTATATAAGTTATGTAAATCCTCGCGATTATCTCCATTCCATGTTCTAAGAATCCCTTGAATTATATTAGGTTCATAATAATTAATACTATTATCATATATAGATATTTTCGTCCCTGGATCTTTAAAATTAAGAATTCCTAATCTTATTAAGCAACACATCGGTTCAATTAAATGATTCTTTTTATCAGGGGTTGCTTTAATATATTTAAATAAGTATTCAGAACCGGTTTTCATTATCTTTTTTTTTGAAGAAGATATGCTTATTGTAGAAAACATTCTAAAAATAAATTAATATTAATAATATAAATAATACTTAAATATTTAAATACTTATTGATTAATAAATTTGATTAATAAATTTGATTAATAAATTTGATTAATAAATTTGATTAATAAATTTGATTAATAAATTTGAATAATTATAAAAGTGTGAAAGTATAAAAGCGAAATAAAAAGTAAACAAACCCCAATATAAAGTAAACAAAACCCAATATAAAGTAAAAAACCAATATAAAGTAAAAAAACAAATATAAGGTAAAAAACCAATATAAGTAAAAAAAGTATAAAAGTATAATATATATTATATATATAAAATGATTATTCCTATTCGTTGTTTTACTTGTGGAAAAGTCCTTGCTGATAAATGGAACCCATTTGTAAATATTGTAAAAGACGCTAAAAGTGACGGATCAATCGATTTAAATAATAATATAGAATTAGAATATTTAGACACGAAGAATCCTAAGCAGACAAAATCAATTGAAGGCGAGGTATTAGATAAACTTAATATTACGAGATATTGTTGTAGACGTATGATGTTAGGTACTGTAAATATTGTATCAGATGTTTGATTAAATATACATATAGTTTTTAATAGAATTATTATTAATCATTATTAATTATTATTAATTATATTATATTATTAATTATATTATTATTATTAATAATATAATATAATATTTATAATGGATTTATCTGTAGTAAATGGTATAATGTATATTTTTATGATATTAATAATTGTATACGTAATTAATTTTGATTTTATTAATAATCATTTTGGTAGTGTTTACGAACGTTTTAAATTAATGTTTTCCTATATTATAAGAATACTATTAAATTAAATGACAGAAGATAATATTCATTCAGCAGGACGCTTTCTAGATTCCCATAATTCGCTTAATACAAAATTAAATAAAGATTACTTAGATAATCTTAATACAATTATTAATAATGATGAAAATATTAGACAGAGAAGTATGTTAGACCATAGTTTAAGAGATATTATTGATAATTTTACAAATAATATTATAAAAATCATTGATGATATAGTTTTAGATTTGAGTGATATGAACGGTAATTATGAAGACGAAGATACATTAGATTGGATTACAAGATTAATGAATACAATATATAATATATTTGGTCACATAATGAATAAAGATAATTGTTTAAATGTAGGAATATTATTTGTAATAATATCAATATTCATTCATTATTTTAATATGACTAATTAATATTATTTGTTTAATATTATTTTGTTTAATATTATTTTGTTTAATATTATTTTGTTTAATATTATTTTGTTTAATAAAAATTTATAATATTTATAATATTTATTATTAATAGATTATAAAAATTTATAATCATGTTAAATTTCAAAGATTTTATAATAGATGAATTTAATAATGATGGTAAAGGAAAGTATGACAAAAAAACT